ACCGGCAGGCGCTTCAGCACATCCGCTATTTCTTTTTAGAATAAAGGCTTTCCATGATGGAGATGCTTTTCCTTTTGGAGAAATGACAAAATCGTCAGTAACCCCATTTTCATCCCATACCGGGATCTGACTGTATCGCTCTAGCCGAGGGGTAATGGGCGGAGTATCCCCCTCCATCTCGCCAACGCCATTAGCCAGCCAATCAACATTCACACCCAGGGCATTAGCAATATCGACGAGACGCCCCGAAGTTTTTGCCTTTCCTTTAGTTAATCGCCAGATGGTCGGCTGCGCAACGCCTGACGCCTCAGCAAGAGCTGCTTGGGTCATGTTGTTGCGTTTGGCCATCGCCATGTTAAGGCGTTCTGCAAGTGTCGTTTTCATGCAAGCAAATTTATAGCCAAGCGTATTAAGCGTCAAATTCGTATTGCTATTGCAAGTGGTAATACGCATTGCTATTATCAACCTTGAATAATACGTTTAAGGATTAAAAGATGAACAAAGCTATTCAAAAAGCTGTAAGCATCGTCGGTAGCCAGCAGAAGCTCGCCTCATTGTGTGGTGTCGCCCAACCGACAGTTTGGCGCTGGCTGCATGGTGGCGGCATTGACGCCCTTTACGTTAAGCGCATCGAAAACGCTACTGGCGGAAAGGTTAAGGCCGTAGAGATTCGTCCAGACCTGTCGGATCTGATTACAACAAACTGATTTTTAACAAGGAAGATTATTACAGATGCAAACCGCAACAACACGCAACGAAGCTCAGGCGATTCAGAGCGACATCATGAGCCGCATTGCAGCAATCGGAGTGACAAGCCTAGCCGGCGCGATCGGCGTTGATAAATCGCAGGTGAGCCGCTGGCAGAGCAAAGGGGGGCTGGTGGAGAAGGCGAGCCTACTTCTAGCAGCTACAGGATTCCGACGTTCGGAAACCATGCTGACGTTCAGGGGCGAGGAAACCGCAGAACTGGCGCGCGGGTTAATGGCGATGCTGGAGCATATCCGGGAACCAAAGACGGAATAGGGGGCTTTATGGCCTGGGACACGTTTGTTTACGACAACATCAAGAAGCAGCTAGTGAAAGAGGGATTCAGCGAAGCGCTGGCTCAGGGGGGGGCATCACACGGGGCCGACCTTTACCGGCGGAAGTCGCAGGCGAGCAGGAAGGGGATGATTTATGACGACTGTCTCACGCTTGCGCGCCAGTACGTACTTGCGAGCTGCACCAAGGAAGAGAAGCCGGAATCAGGGAAGAAGAAAAGCCGAACAGCTGCAACTGCTCGGCCATCACTTTTCTAGAACCTAACCTGAGAGGTCGATTCATTATGGCAAACGTAGCGATCAGTGGCAACAGCCCGAAAATGACGAGCCGTGAAATTGCCGAGCTGACTGGCAAGCAACACGGCCACGTCATGCGCGACATAGAAATCATGCTGGAACAGCTGGGCGAAGGCCTGGATGGGTATATCCAGATTTGGAGACACCCCCAGAACGGCCAGCAATACCGGGAATACGCGCTCGACAGAGAACATACCGAATGTTTGGTGACCGGATACAGCGCCAGCCTGCGCATGAGGGTGATCAAGCGCCTGCACGAACTGGAGGAGCAAAACTCCCCAGTACCGCAGACGTTGCCTGAAGCGCTGCGCCTGGCTGCTGATATGGCTGAACAGAAGGCAATGCTGGAGCAGAAGGTTCAGGCCGACGCACCGAAGGTGGCATTTGTCGATCACTACGTAGACGCATCAGGTTCAAAAAGCCTGCGCGCCACTGCCAAGGTTTTGAACATGCCTGAGAAAGCGATGATTGACGCGCTGATCCGCGACAAGGTTCTGTTCCGCCAGTCAGGGAATCTGCTTCCCCATGCTCTGCGCCAGCGCGACGGGCTATTCACCGTCAAAACTGGCACGTCTGATTTTGGTCACGCCTTCACGCAAACCAGGGTAACGCCGCGTGGCATCCATTGGATTGCTGAACGTTACGCCTCAGAGCTGATGGCGAGCTAGCTATGAGCCAATCAACCTCACTGGATAGGAAATATGTCGATGATCACGGTAATCCCGTGAAGGTCATCCGGTGGGAGCGTGTAGAGCGTCAGGTGATTTTTATGAGAGAGGGCTACCCGCATGAATGCATGCAACCTCTTGAAAGATTTAAAGAGAAATTTAAGCGAGTGGACATATGAGCGCCTTAATGCAGCTTCTTGATCGGCCCATAGCTTACCAGCCGTCTTTCGTCGGCCTGGGGGTTGGGGTGACCGGCGCCGTTCTGCTGTCGCAGCTGGTTTACTGGCATAACCGAATGGATGCCGGCTGGTTCTACAAAACCCAGAAAGAGATCCGTGATGAAACAGGCCTAACGCGCGAGGAACAGGAAACGGCACGCCGTCGCCTTATCTCCGCCGGGGTACTTGAAGAGGATCGCCGTGGTGTACCAGCAAAGCTCTATTTTCGGGTTAAAGCCGATGCTCTTGAGTTGCTTCTTCTGAAGAAAATCAAAGAGAAAACCCAGTATGCGGGAAACCCTCATTCCAGTATGCGGGAATCCCGCATTCAAGAGTGCGGTAATGCCGCAGACAAGAATGCGGTAAACCCTCAGACAAGTTTGCGGGAAAGCAGCGCGCCAGATTGCGGGATTCCCGCAGACATTCATACAGGAGATTACACAGAGATTACTTCAGAGACTACAGCAGAGAAAAAAACTGTACGTCCGCCGGCTGCGCCGACAGACCAACCGCAAGAAGAATCTTTGAAAATTGATTACGACGAAGTGCTACGGATCTTCCGCACCACGCTGCCAGAACTGCCGGACGTCTTGAAGATGACCGACGGGCGCCGCAAGGCACTGCGCAAGCTCTGGAAGGACTACGAGATGGACATGGAGCGCTGGGGCGCTTACCTGCGGTACATCTCGAAGAAATGCCGCTGGATGCTGGAAGACCGCCCTGACTCGAACAGCGGCAAGACCTGGCGCAAAAAGGACTTCGACTACCTGATCACCGAGAAATGCTACCTGAAGGTCAAGGAAGAGCGGGCTGATGATCTCCCGAAAGTACAGCGCCAGGACAGCGCCGCCCGCGAAGAGGCTTATGTCCGCCTGGTATCCCAGCGCCAGCAGCCACGAAACGAGGTGGAGAAGTTTGCGAAGGAGATGGCCGGATCCCTTGGTCGCATGACCGATTACGACGCCCGCCGAGCATGGACGGGGATTTGGGCTCAGGCAGTAGCCAAGGCCAGCGAGAACGATTTAGCGAGGATTGCCTGATGAGAGCGATAGTCAAAGCAGCGGTACAGCGTGATCTGGGTATTGCCCTGATCCCGGTTGACGAAAAGCTGGCGTTTCACATGACAGGCCGCGTGATGGTTTCCACGCTGCCGAAAGAGTTCAAGGACGCGCCAGAAGGTATCCTGCCGGCGGTTGAGCATGAGATCGCCAACGACCCACGGTTACATGATTTCTTCACACATGAGCGCGTCATAAACGCCTGCGGCGGCGTTAACGCGATTGAAGCCTGGGCGACGCAGTTCACGAAATGTCAGTACAACAAGCACGAACTGCCAGAGACAATTCTGGACACAGAGCGCGTAGGTAATTCGGCCGTTCGCATTTGTCCTGGGTGCTACAAAAAAAGCCTGGGTGTATCGCCGAAACTGGAAAAAATCGCAGCCCGCAATACAGCGCGCTGGGTGGTGGCAACGGCAAAACACCGCCTGAAGTCTGAGGGACAGCTGACAATCCCTGAGCTGATGCTGTGGGCCATGCTGTCCGGCGTATTCGACCTGATCCCCGATGACGTCGCGCGCACCGTCACCGACTTACCGGAGCCAAAGGTGATCACAGGAACCCGCAAGGAATCCGAGATGGATTGCACGCCGGCGGCTACTGAGATTATTTCCAAGCAGGCCCAGAAGTGCTTCAAGGTCGATCCTGAAGTCCCTGGCGCCTTTGTGCTGCGTCCTAAGAAAACACGCGCCGAAGATAGCAAATATACCCGCTGGGTTAAGACTCGCCCCTGCTGCGGTTGCGGAGCGCGCTCAGACGACCCTCACCACATCATCGGCCACGGGCAGGGCGGTATGGGAACCAAGGCCCACGACTTTTTCACTATCCCGCTGTGCCGTAAATGCCACGACGCATTGCACGAGGATATGGCGGCGTGGGAAGCGGAACATGGTAGCCAGGTTGAACTGCTGTTTGAGTTCCTGGATTTCTCCTTCGGCATCGGGGCGATCGCATGAAAGAGGTGACCATAACACGCCAACAGTACCGGAACGTCTGCGATGCGCTGCTGAACACAGCCAATCTTAACGAGCAGCTTTTGCTGCTCTCAGCCGCCGACAAGCATTCGGAAAGAGTTCATCTCCAAGCCAGCAAGCTATTGCAAAAAATTCGCCAGCAACTTCAGGAAGCCGTGGGAGAAAAACAATGAGATTAGAGTCGATTCCAAAATACTTTGCACCGAAATCACCGACCTTTAGCGACGCTCCGCGCGCGACGGCTTCGGATTCTTTGACCGGTACTGACGTGATGGCGGCATTCGGGATGTGCCAGGCTCAGGCAGAGTTCGGTCTGGATTTGTTTTTG